GGCTGAAGTTAAGGCTCAAAAAGATATTGCACGTTTGGGTTATGAAGAAGCAAGATTAGATGAAATCAAATCTAAACAGGTAGTAAGAGGTAAGGAAGACAGCAGGGAAGTAAAACAACAAACAATTACTCAACAAGAGCAACCGTTACCAGCACCAGATCCAAAAGCAGAAGAATGGGCAAGTAAAAACACTTGGTTTGGCACAGATAATGCCATGACCTATACGGCTTTTGATCTACATAAGAAACTGGTAGAGGAAGAGGGGTATGATCCAAAAAGTGAGGAATATTATTCTGAAATTAATAAAAGAATAAGAGTTGCATTCCCGCAGAAATTTGGTAATACTAGTACACAAGAAACGATTAGACCTGTGCAGAACGTAGCTTCGGCTAAAAGAAGCAACAGGGGAACTAGTCGCAAAACTGTGAAACTCACATCGTCACAAGTAGCAATTGCTAAAAAATTAGGTGTGCCACTTGAAGAGTATGCGAAACATTTAAACGTGAAGGAATAAGCATATGAAAATAGAAGATAAAAAAACTCCACACGCGTCCATCACTAGAGAAAAAACTTCTAGGAAAAAAGAATGGACTCAACCCTCATCTCTGGATGCACCCCCTGCGCCTGACGGGTATAGGCATAAGTGGATAAGAGCAGAAACTATGGGCTTTGACGATACAAAGAACATGGCTGCTAAAATTAGATCAGGATACGAGCTCGTAAGAGCTGATGAATATCCAGGATTTGAATATCCAACTATGACCGAAGGAAAATACAAGGGGATCATTGGAGTTGGCGGCCTTTTGCTGTCAAGGATACCAGACGAGCTCGTTAAAGCGCGCGATGAGTATTTTAGAAAAATGACTCAGGATAAAGATGACGCGATTGAAAGCGATCTCATGAAGGATCAGCACCCAAGTATGCCAATCAATGCTGAGAGGCAGACTCGTGTAACCTTCGGTGGTACTAAGAAAGACTAATTTATTAGCGATTCTTATCCAACGAAATTTTATTAACCGTTTACAGAGCAATCTGTAAACTTACGGAGAAAACTTATGGCAAATCAAGACGCTGCCTTTGGTCTAAGACCAATTGGCAAAGTCGGAAGTAATAGAAACGCCGGAGGACTATCAGAATACGAAATCGCAGCTTGCGCTTCAATAATATACCAAAACGATTGTGTACAAACATCGGGAGCTGGTATATCAATAGCAGCAGCTACAGATAACGGACAACTGTTAGGTTCCCTTCAGGGTGTTTTCTTTACTGACGCAACGACGTCGAAACCTACTTTTGCAAATGCACTAGTTAGTTCTAGTAATTCTGCAACAGATATTAAAGGTTTTATACATGATGATCCATTTCAGTTATATGAAATCCAATCTGCTGCTACAGGCGCAACAGATCAAGGTGATATCGGGTCGAATGCTGACCTTTCTGTCGCGGCAGGAGCAGCACCACACTACATATCTAAAACTGAAATGACGGATACTCAGTCGACGACATCAGCAAATCTTCGTATTATGAATGTTTCTGATGATCCAGACAATAGCGACTTAACGTCAGCTAATTGTAATTTTAAAGTGATCATCATTGAACACTTCTTAACAAGTACAACAGGAGTATAAATTATGGCTATATCAAGAGGACAACTAGTAAAAGAACTAGAGCCAGGTTTAAATGCTTTATTTGGCTTGGAATACAAGAACTACGCTAGCGAGCACGCAGACATATTTGACACTGAAAATTCAGACAGAGCTTTTGAAGAAGAAGTAATGTTATCTGGATTTGCAAATGCTCAAGTAAAAGCAGAAGGACAAGGGGTTGTTTTTGACAGCGCTAATGAAACCTTCACTGCTCGTTATACACACGAAACAATTGCTTTAGCGTTCGCGATCACTGAAGAAGCGATCGAGGACAATTTGTATGATAGAGTCTCATCTCGTTATACAAAAGCATTAGCTAGATCTATGGCTAACGCTAAACAAGTTAAAGCAGCTAACGTGCTAAACAGAGCGTTCAACAGCTCATACACTGGCGGTGACAGTAAGGAACTTTGTGCAACTGACCATGCTATCGTAGCAGGGACAGAGCAGAATGAACTTACTACTGCGGCAGACTTAAACGAAACTTCATTAGAGCAAGCATTAATTGATATTGCTGCGCTAACTGATGAAAGAGGTTTAAAAATCGCTGCAAAAGGTGTGAAGATGATCATCCCATCTGCTGGTCAGTTCACTGCTGAGAGATTGATGAAATCTCAAGGTAGAGTTGGAACTGCGGATAATGATATCAATGCAATCAAATCTATGGGTATGATTCCTCAAGGTTATAGAGTGAACAACTACCTTACAGATACTGATTCTTGGTACATAATCACAGATGTACCTAATGGTATGAAACACTTTGACAGAGCTCCTCTTACTACTAAGATGGAAGGGGACTTTGACACTGGCAACGTAAGATACAAAGCTAGAGCAAGATACGTTTTTGGCGTATCTGACCCTAGAGGTATTTACGGTGTTGAAGGTGCGTAATACTTAAAGAAAATTAATGGGGCGGCCTTAAAACTGCCCCATTTCCTTAATAAAGCTAGAAATTACCTATGAAAAACTTCCGAGTACAAATTCGATATCACGGCTATTATGCTGACTTTAATGTTTCAGCGGAAGATACAGCTGTTGGTATTGAAAAATCTATCCTTGACAAGCTGGGAGAAAATGAGGTAAAGTTCGAGAAAGATGGATTTACTAGTAAGACTGGTAAATGGATAACCTATGAGGAGGTTAGTAATGACCGAAGACCTATACACTACGAAACGGTCCTTGGAACTAGAGTGGCAACAGGAGCACCTGAAGGAGGGCAAGTATAATATTAACATGTCCTATATTGATAAAAAAATTCAGGAAGTTGTTAAAGAGATCATCGCTCAAGAGTTTGAAGATGCTACTCGTCTTAAACAAATTAAAGACGCCAAGCCCGAAGTTTCGATAGCCACTTAAGCGCTATCAAAAATCAACTTTTTACTACAAGATACCTTGCGCCAAATTTAAATTTGGGGTATAGATGAATTACTATACAATTATTAATTTGATGTAGACGAGTATAGTCGACGGCCTAAAGACTGCATCATATAAATTAGGAGGATATAATCATGGCAAACACAACGTTTAATGGTCCAGTACGATCCGAAAAAGGATTTGCCCAGATCAATAAAGCTGCTAGCACAGGAGCTATAACTACAAGAACTCTGGGACTAAAACCAGATCTTACTAGTCTAACTGCAACAGTAGTCGCAACAGCAACCACAAGAACTTACACTAAAAATGTAATCACGGTTAATAACTACACAGGAGCTACTACACAAGCAGTAACTTTACCTGCAGCAACACAAGGAGATATTGTAGTCCATGCTCAATCGAAGGATACAACTGGTGGTGTATCTGTTCTTACTTTTTCGTGCGCTGGATGCGATGTATTCGCAACAAGCTCAAAAGTTGAAAGTACAGCTGCAGCTCTCATGACAATGGATACTTCAGATGCAAGTGAAACGAAACTTACGTTTACACCTGCTTCTGCAACAACTAATATATTAACTATCGGTTGTTATTTGTATTTTACTTGTATTACAACTGGAACATGGCACTTTGCATTTGATCTTGCACGTGATCCATTAGCTGTAACTGGCACATTTGCCTGGGCAGCGTAATAAATAAAATAATGTGAGCTCCTTCGGGAGCTTACACTTAAGGAGAAAATTATGGGATATCCCGTAGATATAAAAACAGCTAATATTACGACAGCTACAACTACTACAGTTAAAAGTGGAGCGACTAGAATTTTAGGACTTTCGTGGGTTGTACCTACGAATGTTGCAGTAGGAACAATTACAGTTCTTGATGATTCGACTACTGTATGGATAGTTAATACACCAGCTACAAATACTACTTCTCACAAAACTCCCTCTCATGGGAGTATAATGTTACCAGGGACAGGGATTAGAGCTAACACAAGTTTAAAAGTTACTAATGCTATAGTTACACATGTAACTGTTTACTATGGATAGGAGATTAGATGGCAAATACAACATCTGGCTCTTATACATTTGATCAAGACTTTTCTATTGATGAAATTATTCTAGATGCATACGAACGTCTTGGCTTAGTCGGAACTGCAGGGCATCAATTAAAAACAGCACGAAGATCATTAAACATTCTTTTTCAAGAATGGGGAAACAGAGGTGTACACTTTTGGGAAGTAGGAAACACTAATATTAATATCATAGTGGGTTCTTCTACTAATGTAGATGCAACTGATGAAGGAATGGGTGTCTATACTTTTTATAGAAACTCTGTTGATAGTGCAGCAGCCGCTGCCGCTTCACCACAAGCTACAACTACTCCAGTAACTAATATCTATGGTATTACTGTTGTAGGGAGA